TAGATGTAGGTAAAGCAAAGAATGATTTTGATAATATTACAAAATCAGCAGAAGTTGAAGTAATAGAATTAGAAAAACCACCAGAAAATGATGATGAATTTAATGAAGCTTCAGATGAAGAATTATCAAAAGAACCAAATTCTAATGATGAACCTATAAGTGATACTATTAAAATAGGACTTGTAGAAGCACAAGAAGGAGATATAACTGTAGAAACTAAAAAAGAAGGACACCCTGCACATCATGGAGAGGAAGAAGTTCCAGTAGATGTAAATTCAGAAGGGCAAGTATCATCTGAAGGTGCTACAACAACAGGAGAAATAACCGATAGTGTAGGTGAAACTACCACTGTAGAGGAGGGAGATAATACTGTACCATCTGAGATTGAAGAAGAAGTTGAAGAACGTCCTGATTATGGCCCCATAAAAAAAGATAAAACTACGTATGCTCCCCGTGGAAAAGAATTTATAATAGAAGAAACATATGGAAGATATGATGGAATCTTTGTTTGGAATTATGAAATGAAAGAAAAATCACCTCCTTGGCCCGCAGGATCTGCTGAAGAATTTGTACAACTTGGTTCTCTTAGTAGTGTAGGATATAGTAGTACAAATGTTGATAGTATAAAAGAGGGTATTGATGAAGCTTATGAAGAATGGGACGATGGGTATACTATGGAAAATCCTTATTAAAAAAATAAAATTATGCCAGATCCAGATGAATTAGATGAAATAGGAGATGTATTAAAATTAATATTACAACAAGATAATTTTAACGCAAATGATGGTGACTTTTTTGAAGACACTGATCTACCCCCTGAAGAAGCTTTTGAAATTGATAAAGAAAATGGAAATGATGACGGAATAAAGGATGATGGAGGTGATGATATTAGTAATCAAGATGGTGATTCAAAGGGAGTACCTATTAGTTCAGTATCAGTAGACAACATTCTAGGAATGTTATTAAGTTTTAATCCTGCTGTTGGTCCTATCTTTAAAAATCCTAAAAAAGGAACTTATGGATCTATAGGTGAAGGTGGAGAAGGTTCTCCAAGATGGACATATAAAGGAGCAGATTATTCTTATGATAAAAATTGGACTACTCTTTTTACAGATTTAATGTCTCAACAATTTGGCGGACCTGGTTATGGTAGTAAAAAATTTTTAAATTCAGCTGATTATGTTAAAGCTAATAAGAAAAAAGGAATTGAAGGTAAAGGTGTAGGAGGTATACAATTACAACCTTTTTGTGCTGCAGGTTTAGCATATGCTTATAGAGAATTAGCAAAAAAACAAGGATGGATAGGAGAGTTAAGTAGTAAAGCAGATAACCAAATATATAGAACAGTTAATTCTCAAAAAACAGTTTACGGAACTGCCCGTAAAACAGGCTCAGATTTAATTGTTTTTTGTTTTAGAAAATCATCTAAAAGAGTAGGATGTAGTGAAGTAAACGCACCTGTGGGGGAATATGGGTTAGGAAAAAAAACAGATGCTATGTTTGATAAATTATCGACTTTTCAAGGTGCTATATTTGCTTGGGGAGCAGGAGGAGAATTAAAAGACGGTAAAATGACTGGAGGAGGTATGGGTAAAGGTCATGTAGGATATGTACTTTATGTAGATAAAGAAAAAGGATGGCTTTACACTTTAGAAATGAATTGTGCAGTATCAGCAGGAAATAATAGTGGAACAGGAAGAATGTTGTCTTTTAAAATAAGAAAAAATCTAAAAGATGGTATTCCTGAGCGTGGAGGGGGATATGCTTTAGGTATTGTTAATACAGGGGCTTTAAGAGGAGGAGCATATGCCCCTAAAGGTATTGGAAATTCAGATTATTTAGAACAATTATATGGTATAAAAATGACAGATTTTGATGGTCCTATAAGAAAAGAATTAGCAGCCCCTACAGGACAACCAATAGGACAAGAAAGTAATAATAATAATGTTAATGAAGATAATGTAGCTCAAGAAAATAAAAGTTTTCAAGCAAACATAAACGAAATGGACTGTAATGAATATGCTGCTTTCTATATAGAAATGGCAGCAAACCCAGGATTAATGGTTTTTATGATGGGATTAAGTTCTATAGATGATGAAACTACAGGAGAATCTGATAAGGATGTATTTACAAACAAATGTTATGAATGTGAAAATGAAGTAAAAGCAGCAGATCCATCAATTAATAAATAAAAAATGGCAAACAGCGGAGTAAAAATAGTAAAGAAACCACAACAACCTTTTACGTATCAAGGTAATCAAGTAATTATCAATACGGATAGAGTTGTTATGCAATCTAAAAAAGATAGTATTCTTTTATTTGCAAAAGAACATATGTCTTTTAGTTGTAATGGAAGTATTCATTTTGACACGAGTTCTGATGATAAAAGTTATTTTATTATTAATACACCTAAAATAATTCTAGGATTAAAAAAGAACAATAAATTACCAACAGAACCTGTTTTATTAGGAGAAACAACAGAAACTTGGTTAAAAGATTTATTAGCAGCAATAGATGCATTATGTGATATATTTGATGGTCCTGAAAATATAGATTCAGCAGGAGATGTCCCCTCTCCTGTATTGGTAAGTGCTTTAAAAACTTACAGAAAAGATCATCTTGTAAAATTAGCACACAGAATAGGATATAAATTTGATCCAAATAAAGATTTTGAATTTAAAGAAGACACAAGTCAAATATCAAGTAAAAGAGTATTTACAATTTAATTATGGAAGCAATATTAGGTAAAATATCAACAACAATAAAATCTAGATTACATGGTCTTAAATCTAAGGCTAAGGAAAAGGGAATGCAAAAAGTAATGCAATATAAAGATAAAATCCCTACTGAAGATCAAGTAATGGAAAAAGTAAAATCAACAGGATGTTCTCCTGCTGATAAAAAAAGATTAGAGGCAAAGTATAATAAACTAAAAAATACATTAAATAAAATAAAAGGTATATTAGGAAAAGCAGCAGCAGGAGTAGCAGCATTAGCTGCATTATTAGCTATGTTAAATGGATTAATATCCATATTAGATGCTATTATTAGTATATTAAATGTTATATTAAAAGTTTTAAAAATAATAATAAAAATAGCAAAAATAGTAGTTAAATTTTTAGGAGGAACAGGAACAGGAGGATTTATAGATTTATTATCTAGACTAATAACTAAAGCAGAATATAGTATTAAAAAATGGGTACAAGCTGTAGGAAGAGCAAAAGAATTTATTAAAAAAATGCTAAAAAAGTACATTAATCCTATAGCTAAATTATTAGCTAAAATAGCAGCAGCATTAGCTGCATTATTAGGTTTATTAGAGGGAATAATAGGAATATTAGAAATATTATATATGTTTGCGTTAATGTCCTGTGCCCAAAGTAGTGATAATAGTTCGGGGGCAAATGATAATAATAAAGGAGATGGAACTGGGGGTGATGGTAATGGAAATGGGGGTAATCAATCAGGATTAGGACTTACTAATCTTAGTAATGATAAGGGAGCAACATTAGAATCACTAGCAGGATTATTAGATAAAATGTCCCCTGAAGAACTATTAGCAAAATACAGTAATACAGGAGATAATGAATTTATTCGTTATATTAGAAATGCCCGTTTTGAAACAATAGGATATGAAAGATTTAATGCAGGTTTAAATTCTCAAGATGATACAATGGGGTTAGATTATCCTTTAAATTCTACAAAAGAACATTTAGAAACACGTATAATAGACCCTAATGATGAATTTTTAGAATTTCCAGATTTAGTAAGAGGAAATAAAAAAAATAGTATTTTAAGAAAAAACTTAAAAATAAATCCTAAAGGACCCCAACCTAGTAGTTAATTTAAAATAAGTAATAAAAAACAAACCAAATTTATATTTATAACAAACAACAATTAAACATGAAAGCAAAAACTTTTGAAAATCTAATTAGAAAAGTAGTTAGAGAAGAAATTGATTATTCGTTACGTAGAGAAATTAAATCACTTAAGGAAGATTTACGTGATGAATTAAAACCAACTATTGTAGAACATAAAGAAAAAATAGTAGAAGTTCCTAAAATCACAAAAAATTCTTTAAGAGAAAAAATTATGGGTAATACTCCAGTAAAATCTCGCCCAACACAGAATTTTACATCTAATAGTGCATTAAATGATCTTTTAAATGAAACAGCACAAGGAGGTACAAACACAGAATCAGGAAATGCACCAGTAAGTATGGCACAACCATTTGCAACAGGAGCTCCATTACCAATGGACACAACAGGTATGCCAGAATCCGTAGCAAATGCCGTAACAAAAGATTATAGTGGTTTAATGAAAGCAATAGCTAATAAAAAAGGAAGATAATAAATGGCCATTTTAGAAAGAAGAAATATACAAATAAATCCAATAGATTTACCTCAAAATGATAAAGTAGCAATAGGTGTTACTTTACCTTTTAATGGTCCCGGAGTATTTAATTCTTCTTATGCTACTAAAGACCAAGTAAAAAGTAACTTAATAAATCTATTACTTACAGATCCTGGAGAAAGATTAATGGAACCTAATTTTGGGGTAGGTGTAAGAAGTCTTTTATTTGAACAGTATATTGATAAAGAAAATTTAAAAATAAAAATGATAGATCAAGCTTCTATTTATATACCCGAAATAGAAATATCTGATATATTTATTAGAAGAGAAAATACTGAAACAACTCCAGAATTACATACTTTACAAATATCTATATATTACAAAGTATTATCAGATAGATCAATAGACGCAATAGAAATAAACTTCTCATAAAATGGCATATTCAAAAACATCAAACGCAGAAAGAGGAAAAGATATAAAATATCTAAATAAAACATATGATGATTTTAAAACTCAACTACAGGAATTTGCTCAAATATACTTTCCTGACACTTATAATGATTTTAGTGAATCTTCTCCTGGAACTATGTTTATGGAAATGGCTGCTTATGTAGGAGATGTTTTATCATATTACCAAGAAACACAATTACAAGAAAATTTCTTATTATTAGCTCAAGAAAAAGAAAACTTATATAATTTAGCTTATTCTTTGGGATATAGACCTAAAGCAACAAACACATCAGCTACAGAATTAGAAGTATTTCAATTAATACCCGCAGATCCTACTAATGATTATTTACCAGATATAAAATATAGTCTTACACTTGAAGAAGGTTCTTCTTTTAAATCGAATGAAGGTCCAAGTTTTATAATTGAAAAAGATATTAATTTTAAATTAGATAGTGAATTTGAACCTTTAGAAACTTCTGTTTATTCTATAAATTCTAGTAATAATAAACCAGAATATTATCTTTTAAAAAAGAAAGCAAAAGCTTTTTCGGGAGAAGTAAAAACAAAAACATTTGAATTATCAGGATATGAAAAATTTTTAACTTTAGAATTAGAAGATTTAAATATAATTGAAATAGAATCAGTAGTAGATATAGATGGTAATAAATACCATGAAGTTCCTTATTTAGCCCAAGATACTGTTTATGAAGATATAGAAAATATAGCTAGTAATGATCCAGAATTACATGGTTTTAATGAATCTACTCCTTATTTAGTAAAATTAAAAAAAGTACCTAGAAGATTTGTAACAAGACTAAAATCAAATAATGTTTTAGAAATGCAATTTGGGGCAGGAGAAAATAGTATTATAGATGAAAGAATAATACCTAACCCAGATAATATAGGTTTAGGTATTAAAGATGGAAGAAATCAATTAGAATATGCTTATGATCCTTCTAACTTTTTATATACAGGAACTTATGGAGTAGTACCTACAAATACTACATTAACAGTAACTTATAGAGTAAACTCATTTGGTATAAAATCTAACGTATCTGCAAAAAGTATAGATACTCCAGGAACTTTAAAAGTAAAAGTACAACCAAATTTAATACCTTCTATAGTACAGTATTGTAAAGATTCAATAGCAGTTAATAATATTCAACCTGCAACAGGAGGAGGATCTGGAGATTCAATAGAAGACATAAGATTAAATGCTATGGCTAACTTTTCTTCTCAAAACAGAACAGTAACTAAAGATGATTATTTAATTAGAACATTATCCATGCCTGCTAAATTTGGTAGAGTTGCTAAAGCTTATATTACTCAAGATGATCAAATTTCCCCATTAGTTTCGAGTCCTAATAGAATACCTAATCCTATGGCATTAAATTTATATACTTTAGGATATAATAGAGATAAAAAAATATCTACATTAAATAGAGCTACTAAACAAAACTTACAAACATATTTAGAACAACACAGAATGCTAACTGATGCTATTAATATTAAAAATGCTTTTCATATTAATTTTACAATAGAATTTGAAATAGTAACTTTTAAAAACTTTAATAATCAAGAAGTATTACTTAATTGTATAACAGCAGTACAAAAATATTTTGATATAGAAAGATGGCAAATAAACCAACCAATAATAATATCAGATATATATAATACTATTGGAGAAATAATAGGAGTACAATCAGTTCCTAATGTAAAATTAGAAAATATAGCAGGAAGAGATTCAGGATATTCTCCTTACAAATATGATATGGATGATGCTACTATAAAAGGAATAATATATCCTTCATTAGATCCAAGTATATTTGAACTAAGACACCCTAATGTAGATATTAAAGGAAAAATAACACAATATTAATATGGCATATTATTTTATATATCCAGAAAAAGATGCAACAATATATAGTCATCCTGATAGAGTAGGATTAAATACAGGTAGAGATGAAATATTAGAATTACTTGAAGAAAAATCTTCTACTATGGAAGTATATTATCCTTCTAGATTTTTAATTAAATTTAAAAATACAGAAATTAAAGATGTATTAGAAAATAAATTATCAGGGATACCTACATGGCAATCTAATTTAGAAATATTTTCAGTAGAACATAAATCTTTACACACAGATCATATAATTAAAGCCTACGCAGTCTCCCAATCATGGGATGAAGGAACAGGTAGATTTAGAAATAATCCATCTTCTTCTAATGGAGTAACTTGGCAAATGAGAACAGATACAGGTTCAGCAGCACCCGCTATTTGGGCAACTTCAAGTTTCGCTACTAATGCAACTGCAACATTAACTTTTTCAGATAAACCAAATGAAGGAACAAAAATCTTACTAACAGATGCAGACGGAACTGCATTAACATTTGAAACTGACAATGACAATGAT